TAACTAATATCGGCTATAATGTAAGTATCAGTTAAGGGAAGGGGAAAAGATGAGATATGTATTATCACGATAAACGAGAATCATTTAGTGATGAATTTTATATTGAGGAGTTCTAACATGCATACCCTAGACAAAGCACTTATTACTATCTCACTTGTGCTATTCTTTACGCTACCTATTGCGAGTTGGTTTGTATGGTGAACCTAGACGAAGTTAACAAAGCACTAGCTTTAACATTTCCATCATTAGAACTTATTAAAATTATAAGTATATATGATTATGACTACTACGAAACTAGGCTTACACTAGTAATGAGATATAGTGATAGGCTAGGCCGTAAAGTTGAAAGCAAACAACGAATTATCGCTTTTGATAGCGATAGCCTATATAAAGAGTGTTGTAAAGCGGCTAGACGCTTTATGGATAAAGGCAAAGGGTTAGGGGGGTGAAAGAAAATGTTACGTAAAAAGTTTGTTGAGGTGAAGGCAACCATTACAGACGGCGAAAAAGATCTAGGTGTATACACTTATGTTGGAAAGCCTATTTCTGATATGCGTTTGTTGAAAATGGTTCGTGCTGAAACAAAAAACGATTTCGCAACGCTTAAAGGCATTATCAAGAATGACAAAGTTTTTGAAATGACCGAGGACAATTTTATTAAACATGCTACCGTAAAGGAGATTTAAAAAATGGCTGAATCTTTGGCACTCGTTCGTGAGAACAATGAAACACTCTCATTTGACGAAGCAATTAAAACGGGCGTAAATACTTATGGAATTGTAACGTCTTTCGACGTTGAAACCGACGAAGATAAGCGCCGATTATTTAAAGCTCAAAACACTGCCGCCCCGCTTTCTGATATGGATGGCACTTATATTGATCTCGTTGACATTGCATTTACTACATCATCTTTCATCGGCGGTGACGATGAAGGCGAGAAAACAGACAATCCCGCCGTTATCCTTATCGATCAAGAGGGAGAGTGCTATTTTTCCGCGTCGCTTGGTGTTTATGAATCAGTAAAGGCGCTTATTAATTCGTATGGAATGCCTAAGAGTTGGGCTCATCCTATTAAAGTGGTCACGAAAACTCGATCCACTCGTAACGGTCGAACTTATCGTTATTTGGATATGTAATAAATTCTATAAATTTTGGTTATTGGTAGCCCCTACCCCGCAACTGGGGAGGGGCTTATTTTATCGGCAAGGCGGGTACTATGGCTATCAGTAAAAAAGAATTATCACGCTTACAAAAGAACGCACGAAACAAGCTTTACCGCTTGCGCAAGAAGGGCATCACTAATGCCCAAATTAATCAAATGGCGGTACCTGTTAAGTCGTGGGACGAAGTGCAAACTATGAGCGTTAGAGAACAAAACGCCTACGCCCGTCATTTAAAAGAATTTAACTCACGTGAAAATAGAATTGAAACACAAGGCCAATCACTTAATTATGTGTTGCAACGAAATAGTAATATCGCTTTGCCCTATGAAAAAGTCTTTGAGTACAGAATTGCTGAAGCCGAACGAAACGTAATTAGGGCAGAGCGCCGCGCAAGGCTTGAAAAAATACGTGAAAACGTAGAGTTAAATAAGCCTGATGAGGTTATTGAAGCCATCGAATCAATCACGAAAAATTTACCCGAAAAAATAAGTCGTGAGGATTTTGGGCGCGGCGGGGCAGAAAATTTAGTCGCTCAAGTAGAGCCGCGTACTACCCCTTTTAAATCATTGGAACAATTAGAAAATGCTATAAAGGGATACACTCGCGCCGCTAAAAACGCTCCAAAAACAGACGAAGCGTTGACTAAGCAAAATAGGGGGTATATCGATTCAGTCACCAATAGACTAAGTGATGAGGGTTATTTAACAGAAGAATTAGAAAACATACTCGATAATTTGTCTGATGATCAGATATATTATCTTTATCACTATACAGAGTTTGACGCGCTTACCTCGATATATCGCTATCAGCGTGACTATGACGAGGGCAGAATCGGAGTTACAGAAGATACCAAAGGAAGCAATTACGACATCATCTGGAAAATGTTAAACATAGTAAAGAATATATAGCACTATGGATTATGCAGAGTATGCGGCCGATTTTGAGACTAACACAACCGCGGAGGGGGTAGCCAAAAACCCTGTTTGGGCGTGGGGGCTTTGTTCTGTAGGTAATAATGATAGTTTTGTTTACGGTATATCAATAGAAAGCTTTATAGACACTATTTTAAATCTGAATAAAGCGCGCATATGGTTTCACAATTTGGCTTTCGATGGAAAATTTATAATAGATTATCTGCTAAGGCATGATTTTAAACATGTTGACCATATAAACGATAATAGACAATTAACAACCGTTATCGATGATATGGGACGGTTCTATTCAATCACGTTTCGCGCCATGGATAAGGAAGTAGTTTTTGCTGATAGCTTTAAAAAAATAACTATGAGTTTAGCAGCAGCCGCCAATACATACCATCTTGATATGACTAAAGGCGAAATAGACTATAGTATTTATAGGCCAGAGGGACATGAATTGACACTGCAAGAATTGGACTACTTACGGCGTGACGTGTGCATATTGGCACAAGTTTTAGAGCAGCGCTTAAAGATGGGAAGTAAACTAACGACATCCGCCGACTGTTTAGCGGCTTATAAGGATTTATTAGAGCATAAAAAATTCGATAAACTTTTTCCAGCGCTACCAAAACGCGCTGATCACGATATTAGAAAATCTTATAAAGGCGGCTACGTATACGTAAACCCAATCCATCAAAACAAGACTTACATTAAAGATGGGGTATCGTTGGACGTTAATAGTATGTATCCGTATCAGATGCGCTATAAGCCTTATCCTTACGGGGTACCAGAATTTGTCATGGAAGAAAAAGAATTAGACGGTCTTTTTGTTGCGTGTATCGAATACACTGCAAGGTTAAAGCCTGGGCGCTTGCCCTGCATACAGATTAAAGATAATCCGAAATTCAACCCTCGCGAGTATCAACGAGAAATTAAAGAGCCATTAATCGGATGGTTTACAAGTGTTGACTTGCGATTAATGCGTGATATGTACGACTTAAACATAATTGATTTTTTAGGTGCCTATAAGTTTAATAGTCAATACGGGCTTTTTGACGATTATATAGATATTAATAACTACAATAAGACTCACGCAACAAACCCAGGTGAACGTTTTCAAGCGAAATTGCGCAATAATTCGCTTTATGGAAAGTTTGGACAAAAGATAGAGGGAAGTAAAAAGATACCCGTATTAAGGGACGATGACGTTGTGCATTACGAGCTGATAGAGGGGGATGAACGTGACCCCGTTTATATACCTATTGCCACCTTTGTTACTGCTTATGCGCGCGATTATCTTATTAGAACAGCGGTAAAGTTTGGAGATAACTATATCTATAGCGACACCGACAGTATAAAAGCGTTCGGCGATGTACCCGACTGGGTAGAAACCGACCCTAAAAAATTAGGGTATTTCGATTGCGAGTACCGATTTAAAAAGTGCCGATTCATCAGGCCAAAGACCTACGCAGTACAGTTAGAAAACGGAGAATATACCTATACATGCGCGGGTATGCCGCAAGGTTTGAAGAAGGTAATGAGTTTTGATGATTTTAAAATCGGATTTACTAACGATCTTAAACTTACAAAAGATATTAATAGTATCGATAAAAAATACTTATCAAAAGAATGCTATAAATTGGTGCCTAAGCTCGTAAAGGGCGGAGTTATACTGGAAGAAAGGCCGTTTACTATTAGGAGGTAAAATACATGCAGATTGAGTTATACGTCGCCTTGGTTGTTATGCTTTTTATAATTCTTGACTTTGTGACAGGTATTATTAAAGCTGCTATAAAGTCTGAATTATCTAGTACCAAGATGCGCGAGGGACTAATGCACAAGCTTAGTTTTATTCTCGCTTTGATTTTGGGGTGGTTGTGTGAGTGGTCGATGCCCATATTGGGCTTGCCTGATGTGTTCGGAGCGGTCTATATGGGCGTTGGGGTGTATATTTCGTGCACTGAAATAGTAAGCATTTTAGAAAACTTAGGTGAAATTAACCCTGAATTAAAGACAAGCAAATTTTTATCGTTGTTCGGCGAGAACACAACCGATAAGGAAGAAACAGCAGACAGTACAAAGGAGCTATAATGACTGTGAATATTATTGAAACAAATCTTTCGTTTAAATCGATGTCTAATCGAAACCGCACCACTAGAATCATCTTGCACCACGCAGCCGCTAAGTCTTGCACTGCCGAACAAATCCATCAATGGCATTTAAATAATGGGTGGTCAGGCGCGGGCTATCATTTCCTAGTTCGTAAGGACGGCAACATTTACCGTTTACGCCCCGAAAACAAAGTGGGAGCACATGCATCAGGTTCTAATTCTGATTCATTAGGCGTATGCTTCGAGGGCGATTTTATGAGCGAGACCATGGGCGAGACACAACGCAAGGCGGGCGCTGAATTAGTTTCTTACTTAAAATCTAAGTATGGCATTTCTAAAGTACAGCGACATAAAGATGTATGTGCTACCGACTGTCCAGGTGTCAATTTCCCATTTAACGAAATTGCAAATACAGGGTCTAGCACCTCCGCAACAACTTCTAACGGCGGCGATGTTGCTGTTGATGGTTGGATTGGTGTAGATACTAATAAGAAAGCACAGCGATATTTCGGGACACCTGTAGACGGTGTTATGTCAAACCAAGACCCGAGTCTCAAGCGCTATTTTCCGCGTATTGATTCACGAGCTATTAATTATAATGGCGGAAATGGGTCTAATCTTGTTGGCGCGATGCAACGATTATTCGGTGTAAAAGATGACGGGTTTATGGGTCCAAACACTATTAAAGCAATGCAGAGGTTTCTCGGTGTTGCGCAAGATGGAATTCTTGGGCCAGATACCGCTAGTGCATGGCAACGGTGGTTGAACGCTCACTGCTGATGCTTGAACGAAGGATGGTTTTAATATAAGATTATCTATACAGATAGCGCCGCCGCTTATTAGCAGTTTGTAAGTATCATCAATCGACAAAGCCTTGCGGCTATTGGTGATATAGTCCCTTGTCCCTGGCTCGGCACTAAGGCGGTACGGTCTATCTGTTAATATATGGGCTATTGGTATATAATACTTACCAATAGCCCTTTATTTTTAGGAGGTAAAACCGTGGATATTTTCGAGCTGCTGGCGGGAATAACTGATGAAATTGAAGATTATCCCGCGTACTTGTCAAACATTAATGATGCCTTTACGTCATACAACGATGGTCAAGTTGCATTGATCGAACAGCGCAATCAGGAAATTGAGGACTTGCACCGTGAGAACACTGCCTTGAAAGCCAAAAATTACGAGCTAATTATGGCTGAAACGGGTAAAGCAGAAGAAGTTGACGAAGAGCCCGAAGAAGACGAAATGACTATCGAAGATAAAGTTAAAGAAAATCTATTGAAGGAGGATTAAATGCCAACTGCACTCACACTAAGCAACGCCGAAGTGCTTAACATGGTACGCAGTGAAGCGTCGGCGAGCTACCAGGAGCGAATCCCCGCAGCAACACGCGGCAATATTGCACGTATTTTTGACACGCTCGACGCATACAGTCCAATCATGAATGAGTTCTGCGACTTGCTCGTAAATCGTATCGGCCTTACCGTATTTCAAACTAACTCATTCCGAAACTCACTTGCCCCGCTAAAGAGGGGAGAACAGCAGTTCGGCGGTATGATTCAGGAGATTCAGGGCGGACTAATTCAGGCCGAACGATACGACCCGAACAACACAAACCCGTTCGGGGCTCCGAAGCCTGATATTGAAGTTAATTACTACACCATGAACCGTCAAGATGTTTATCCTATGAGATACAATCGCGATCAGTTGCACCAGGCTTTCGTCAACGATGGCGGCCTATCTTCCATGATTAACGATATTCTGGCGATGCCGCTAAAGTCCGATCAGTGGGACGAGTACTTGATTATGCGCAATCTCATTAAGGGCGCACATGATGCTTGGACTATGCCTACCGTGCAAGTTCCCGACATTGCAACTGCTAATGACAAGGAAGCAGCGGGCAAAGAAATTGCGGTCGCTATGCGTGAGCATTATCTAATGATGCGCGACTTCATCAAAACGCAATACAACCCAAAGCATATGCCCGTATCAAGTGACGAGTTGGTAATTTTAGGAACCCCTGCCTTCTTCGCCTACTTTGACGTAGAGGTATTGGCCGCTGCTTTCCATATGGATCGCGCTAATTTCATCGCCGATCGAACTATTGTAGTAGATGATTTTGATATTGCAGGCGCGCAAGCCGTGCTCATTGATGCAAGCGCTTATCTTTGTGCTGATAACTTAGTAGCAAACGACACTATTTATAATCCACGCACGCGTGATTGGATTAGCTACTTGCACCATTGGGGAACGTATGCACTCTCTGATATGCGTAACATGCTGTTATTCTCCTCGACCGAAGAGGACAACCTCGGTTCTGTTACCGCTAAGACCGTTACTAGCGTAGCTCTTGCCCTCACTCAAACCGTAGCCAATAACGCCGTTCTTGAAGCTGGGGCAGAAATTGAACTTACTCCTAAAGTAACGTATAGCGACACTTCTACCGACGAAGCGGTATTTTATTTAATTACTGATCTAAGCGCGACCGCTCCAACTGATACTAGCGCACCTACTCCTAACGTTATTAGCCCTGATACAGGCACGTATGTAGATGATCAGAACGTGTTGCACGTATCACGTAATAGCACCTATGAGACACTCAACATTACGGCCTATGCAGCAGCTAATAATACAAAGCTGGCAAACCTTAAATTAAACAAAGTAGGACATTTACCTGCTTAAAAATAAAGGGGGAATAATGAATACAGCATTTACCCCTTCGTCATGGCCTGCCGAATCCCGTGTCACGCTTTGCCGCGTGACATGGGATTCATCATATAAAGACGTAGTAGCCTTTGCAGACCAGGAAACGAGGGATAATTATTTCGCATCATTAAACAGTGATGCACTAACGCTAGATAATTACTCATACTTAAAGCCTAATGAACCTATTATGCTAGGGTTGCCGTATAGCGCGGCCTATACTTATAATTATTGTGTAGTGGAAAATCCCGCGCAGCCCGTGCCAGGTGAATTAACACCGCCAAAGCTTTATTACTTTATAAGTAGCGTAGCAATGGCTAATCCGTCAACTACTGCAATCACATTACAGTTGGACGTTTTCCAAACGTATTTATTTAATTTTCATATAAGTCAGGCGTTCGTCGTGCGTGGACACGCTGCTATACAGGCAAGTTGTAACGTTGCGAACAGCAACGCGCCGTATACATGGCGGCGCTATTGTTCGGTGCCTGAATCATTGGACATTGGAAACGAGTACAATATTACTGATGTCCAAGTTCTCAATTTATCGCTCAACCGTTCGGAAGGGGCGGAAGATGTAAACGGCCTATCGTTGATTATTCAATCAACGGGCGATCTAGCGGCGGACTGGGGCACCGTTACTAATCCATCTTTTAGAACTTCAGATGGGCAATTCACGGATGGTATTATATCGTCTTGCAATGTGTATGAAGTACGGCCAGATGATTATAAAATTTTGTGTGAACGTTTGCGTGAAGCTCCCTGGGTAGCACGTACGATTTTGTCAGTCACGTTGTTTCCAAAGGCGTTTCTCACTGATGGCCCCGATGTACAATTAAACGGCGTTAATGCACGATTTTTAGGCACCACGCCAGATGAAGGGGAGTTTTGGGCTGATAGACAAACATTAGCTAATAGATTAGGACAATCTATAAGCAGACGTTATAGGAATCTAAAAAAGTTGTTATGCTATCCTTACTCAGTTATTGAGCTTACCAATTACACAGGTAGCCCGCTGCTATTAAAACCCGAACTTACCAACGAATATTCGCTAGCCTTGCGTCAAGTCGCTTGTGCAGCTCCGCCCTACATGCGGCTTGCGTTTTACGTACCCTATTATGGTAGTGATGTTGGTGTAGATGGTGTTTTGCCCGATGACGAAGATTATTATTATTTCGTGTTAGATGATAGCGAACCCAGGCGCGAGAGCACCTACCGACCCGAAAACTATATAGATAATGCGTTGTGGTTTAACAATCTTCCAACATTTAGCATCGTTAACGACAACTATATTCTTTATCAGGCCACAACCGTTAATACGCGTAACTGGCAATATAGCGGGGCTGGTTGGACACTTAATAAATCTAACGCACAAACACAACTTACCTATAGCCAAGCTCAACAGCAATTGGCCAATAATCAGGCCAATATGGATGTTCAAAACGCAAGCCGTATTGCTAACGCTGCTCTTGGTACCGTAGGCAATCTTACGGGCGGCAATGTAGGCGGCGCGGTTATGGGGCTTGTTGGTGCAGGCGTTGATTATTGGGCGGCCAATGAGCAATTTAACAATAATCAGGCGCTACAGTCAGGATTCGCAACACAAAACGCCGATCTTGCGCAATGGGCAGCTCAAGGGGACTATCAAAACACTATTGCGGGGATAAACGCAACCGTGCAAGATATGGCCTTGTCACAGCCTAGCGTTATAGGACAACAAGGCGGCGATGGTTTTAATTTGTGCAATGGAATATTCGAAATTGCTATTCGTTTTAAAAATATCAATAGCAATATGCAGCACGTAGTCGGCGAGTATTTCCTGCGTTATGGTTACGCCATTCATGAATTTATGGCGCTTCCTGATAATCTAAACTGCATGGAAAACTTCACCTATTGGCAATGTAAAGAGGTTTATCTCAATTGTTCACGCGCCGATGAAGGAGCAAAAGAAACGTTGCGCGGTATCTTTGAAAAGGGCGTTACCGTATGGAGTGATGCGGCTAAAATTGGTAATATAGATATCGCAGATAATGACCCGTTAGGGGGTGTACTTTATGACTAAACAACTTAAACCAGGCGATTACCCTGTTGACTACCCTATTCCACTCGCCGATATGGCAATAGGGAGAAACTGGATCCGTGAAAAATACTCTAATAAGTATGAACACTACGATAATCAGGCCTTTATGTTTTGGGAAGATTACCTATCGAATATCGCGCTTGCTGCGTTTAAATGGGAAAACTTACCCGCGGGAATTGACCCGCGCGCCTTAGAGTTTATCTTTCTTAATTGGGGTATGGGCGGGCTGTTTATGGAAAGCGGCGGTTACTTGTTTGCACAATGTACCCCTGTAGATACGTATAATCTTTATTACAATCCCAACGAAGTAACCCTTGTGAGTCCTGTAGGTCGTACGTGGATTAGGCACAATCAGCCTTGGGGCATTGCAGGAGAGGGGCAAGATATTACTTACCGCCCTCGCGATTGTGTAGTGGGCTTTGACAATATGCGTCGTACCCCCTTAAACGCGCATATTAAATACTTCGCACGCCGCCTTGCGACCTATGATGCTATAGCAGACTTAAACACAGGTGCACAGCGTACACCATATATAATCCGCACAAGTGAACAAGCTTTAAAGTCTAATCAAGAGCTTTATAGTAAACTTGAACGAAATGACCAGGTATTATACCTAAACGATGCCCCAGGAACGGGACTTCCCGAAGTGCTGCAAACGCAAGCGCCCTATATTGCGGAAGATATTTTTAACAACCAAAAGAAAATACTTGATCTTGCCATGACTATTTTCGGCGCTGATAACTCGAACACCGAAAAGCGGGAACGCGTGCAAACTAAGGAAGCTATGAGCAATAATGAGCAGATCATGTTATTACGCCGATCTCGTTTAATGTGCCGTGAAAGATTTTGCGAAGAAGTAAACCGCACATTTGAACTTAAAAAGCCTATTAGCGTATCGTGGGCGGTTCCCCATATGGCAGAACCAGATGACGCGCGTTATCCGACCCTAACGGGTAATGAAGGGTGGTTGTAAAAATGCTAATTGCAGGAAGCTATGAAAATTATTACGATACGCCCGACATTGACAGTCTGTTGCGGCTTTATGGTTGCGATCTTGGCATGAAAGATTATCCGATCTGGGACGAAAGCAAGCGCGAGTGGTTAAACGAAAAAATTATTAATCACTTTCGTTATCGAAAAATTAGCGCCCAAACGTCAACGCAATTTATCTTTTATTTAAATCGAGCATTAGAGGAAAACATGCCCGCGATCAATCCCGTTTTTGTCTCGCTTGAAAAAGCTGCGCAAGACGAAAGTTGGCTATCTTATATGACGGGCGATAAATCTAGCGCGGTAAATAATTCGGGAAACGAAAACGAGCAGATATTTTCTACCACACCGCAAAATCGATTGTACGAAAACGGTGGTGAGAATTACGCTACCAACGTTACACAATCGACAGGCACCAATACTAACAATGCAACAACCGAATCAACACATTATGGTATTAATAACATGGTGTCTACTGCTTTGAGTGAGTGGTTATCAGGCGTGAATAACGCCCTGCAAATTGTTTTCGGAATATTAGAGCCGTGCTTTATACAGGTGTATTAGTAAAGGAGGTAATTAGATGAGCATGTTAAATTATCCTGGTGACTTTGATTTTGCTTACCAGGGTTTCCAGTATCCGCTTCCACCAAGTTGGAAGTATGCCATACGCTTAGAAGACCAGGTACAATGGCTTTTACAGGCGCTTTTAAAAATCAATGATGAGGCCGTTTCACAGGCTATTCTTGATGCTGGGCTAGCAGATAACCTTAAACAGGCTAAAGAGTATACCGACACGTTATATAACGTGCTTAAAAATCAAATCGCGGAAAACTACGAAGATCTCGATGAACGCATTACTAGTATATACGCGGGAATTAGCAAATGGCTATCGCCTGTTGTTGATGGTAATAAGCGCTACGCTCCTTATATTAATAAGCAATTGTTTAATGTTGCGCGCCCTTATGCAGCAACCTATGAGGATTTTAAAACTAAATATGCTGAAATGACCTACTCACAAGTAACGACTGCTTTGCATGATTGGACACTATACCAGCTTGCAATTTATTCAGCGGTATTGCTTGGACTTGTAACGTTTGGCAACTTTGAGCAAGTATTAGCACGATGCAAGCCATACCCGATTGATGATACAATGTATACACCATCAACACCCAAGACTATTCATACTTGGGACGACTTAAAGAAGTACGGCGCACTTGCCTATATCGAGGAGGATTAAAACATGGCTACAACTAATTATTCACTGCCAACGCTAGAAAGCACAGCGCTATTCGATCTGGTCACAGACTATAACGCACTCGCAAACGCAACCGATGCCGCCCTCGCATCAGTGGCTGGGCTTATTCCAACTGAAACCATTACCGAAATGCAGGGGCAAATTAGCGCATTGCAGACTTTGACGGGTTCGCAGGGTACGCAAATTACAACCTTGCAATCACAGATGAGCGCCGCAAACGGTAATATTTCTACCTTGCAATCGGGACTAGAAACGGCTAATGGCAATATTGGCACGTTGCAAACGGGCTTGCAGAGTGCTAATCAAAATATACAAGCTATAAATGAACTAATGAAGCCGTTTATACTCATAAGCGGTTTAAGCGTTCAAACCTCTAACGCAAGAATTACGGGAAATGTGTTTTGTAATGCTGCTGCAAAAATACTTGTTTTCAGTATGAACGCGTCTATTACGTATAACTTCACAAGTGGATCAACCCCAAAAATAAGCGCGTTCACCCAAGTGTTGCCCGCCGAATACCGCCCGACGCAAAACAGGCGAATTTTTGTTGGCGATGCTATGAGTAAAACGGCTGCTTGTAATTTACAGCTAGATATTAATGCTGAAACGGGCGCAATCACACCAAATGTTGGCGGAATTAATAGCGTCGAAGCGTTTACTGTTAACGGTAACGGTATTCTAATGTACGATATTCCAGTAGGCGCTAATAATTCTTAAAAGGCGCGTAACAAAATGCCTGGCACAAGAACCATATGTTACTATGCGATGTATGTAATAGGCGAGGTTGAAAGTAATTGGAACTGGCAAAGTGTTAATTATAACGACCCCATTACTATTGGTATGATGCAGTGGTACGGTACCCGCGCCGCTGCATTATTAAACCGTATGCACTCAGAGCGCCCGACCGATTTTGAAATGATCGCGGGCAGCTTGAAAAACTCACTTTCGAGTAACGATCAAAATAGCAGCTACTGGAACGCCCGATACCTAAATCAAACAGAGGGTGAAAGCGTTTCAAACGCTTTCGCTTCTACCGAATCGCATATAGTTCAAGAAAATCAAGCGATAACAGACTTCGAGGGGTATATATCTACTCTTGAGGGGTGGGGGTTATCACAAGATAACCCCAAACCCCTAATCTTTGCTATGAGCATGTACCATCAGAGCCCTAGAAGCGCCGGTGAGGTAATCACAACGGCGGGCGGTAGTGCTACTCTTGATAGAATATATCAGGTCTGTTTAAACAATGGTGTATTAGGACGATATCGCACCCGCTACACTACCGTTTATAATCGCTTAAACGAGTGGGATGGTGAGAGTATGCCGCCTGATTTTGGCCAAAATGGCGGCGCTGGCACGAGTGAGGGAGGAGAGAATAGTGGCACACAAGAATTAGCGAACGTTATATCTCATATTACTCTTTATAATAATACCCTCACGATATATGGTACTAATGGGCTTGAAAACGGGCTTGTATGTGTCCCTGTTTCCCCGCAAACGTGGAAGCCTACACTAAATAACACAGGAGGAGCCATTACAGGCGGGAACACGGGCGGCGGGTCAGCTACAGGCACCGAAGCACAGCGACAATTAGTTGAATTTGCTCGATCCTGTTTAGGTAAGTTTCAATATAGCCAAGGCGCGGGCCGACTATCGCCTGAAACGTCAGGATATACTGATTGCAGTGGGTTCTGTTGGTATTGCTACCAGAAAATTTGTGGTCTTGAAATTGGAACGTGGACAGGTGCGCAAGCTGAAAAGGGACAACAGATAGCAACGGGCAGCGGCGGCAATCTACCAGAGGATAAAATGCAACCCGCCGACTTGATTATTTTTGGCTACGGGTCTAATACTACACACGTAGAGATGTATATAGGTAATAATCAATGCATCGGACACGGGTCAGGCCAGGGGCCAAAGTTGCGCGAAAATGCAAACGCGTATTGTGCAGGTAATTACAACTGGAACAGCTGGCAAGTAAGACGTTATGTTAATATCTAAGATATGAGTAAGTATTGGAACATAAACAAAGCACTATCATACAATGCGAGTATTGTATTAGTAGCTGGTGCACGTTCAATCGGTAAAACGTATACCACATTAAAACATTGTGTTAAGAGGTTTATAAAGCACGGCGAGGAGTGCGTTTATATACGGCGTTATGAGCCAGAATTAAAAGCAGTAAAGAAGTACGTATTTTCTGATGTTGCAACAGACAATGAATTTAAAGACTATGTTTTTAGGTTAGTAGGAACAGAATATCAGATAGCAAAGCGCCCAAAAGACAAGGAAAAACCCGAATGGCGAACGTTTTGTTATCTCCTCATAGCTTCACGCTATCAGGATTACAAAGGTATACCGTTTCCCAAAGTAAAGTATATCGTTTGGGATGAATATTTACGAGAGAATAATAGACCGCCAGGTTATCTTGCTGATGAAGTAGGAGCGATATTATCGTTACTTATTACGATCTCACGTAAACGGCGCGATGTGACGTTTTTCTTGCTTACTAATTCTTGCAATATAGTTAATCCGTTATTTAGATTTTTGCATATCAAAAACGAACCTAAAAAGGGATACACACAATATAAATTAGGCACCACGAAAGACGGTGCCGACATTGTTTTGCTTATTGATTATGTGTACCCTGAGAGTTTTAAAGATGAATCACTAAACACTATCGGCGGTGCTATTGCTGATGGCACTAAGTACGGCGATTATATTACGGGTAATAAGTTCACAAACGCGACGGATAAATTTATTGCCAAAAAGCCATCAACGGCTACGTATCGATACGGGTTTAAGTTTAACGATTATGTGTTTGCTTGTTGGTATGACGATAGTAGTTTTATTTACTTCATTAATGATAAAGTACCAACCGATAAACAAGTAATTGCACTTACTATTGATGACTACGACTTAAACATGATAGCTCTTGAAAACTCGCGTGAGTTTATACGCACTTTGAAAAGATTATATCTTAACGGGGTAGTTAGGTTTGAGAGCCCCGTTTTACGAGAGAACTATTTTAAGATGTGCAAGTTGCTGAACTTGAGATAAAGAAAGCGCCTTATTCGGCGCTTTCGTGTTCTTTAGTTTCCATGTTTTCCATTATGCAGTTCATGGCGTTCATTAGAGCTTTGTTAATGCCTGAATCAGCGATTTTAAATCCCTCCTCGACTTTTACACTAATACATATCGTTTTAAAATTTTCGTTCATGAATTTTAAATCGCGAACCATTTTTAGTATATCCTCTCAACTCTAAACTAAATAAACTTTCTCAACGGTAATATATAAATCGCTTGATGCTTTATATTTTACCAGCTCCTCGAAACATTCATCTATGGTCGGCGCTGTAATACAGATGTCATGTTTCTCAAGCTTTCCTTTTCTTACGATCTGGGCAGTTGCTTTTAAGATAAACATAATAAACCCCCTTTATACCAATTCTATAATTTTATACTTACCTTTATCATTTACAACTTTGAAGTAAAAATATATTCTTCATTAAAAATTGTAATATAGTCGAAATGTTTATGATAGCGATTAATCTCATATGTAAGCTCTTCTAAAAATCTCTTTGACGGTAACACCTGGCATATATCTCACGCCCACATTCATGTCTTTGAAATAAATTACAGTATAACCTCTCATCTTTTCCCCTTCCCTTAACTGATACTTACATTATAGCCGATATTAGTTA